CGGCGCCCGCTCCGCTCTGCGCTCATCCGCGCCGCGATCCGCACTCTCCGCACCAGCGTGCAACTTTCGCGCGCCCAACGTCGCCTCTGTCCAAGATCCCACCACTCTCCTCACCGCTCCCGGCACCAACTGCTGCGCCCGTGCATCAATCAGCCGCACCACCTGCGCCAGCATCGCCTCATCAAATCTTCGTCCAGCCAAAATTCTCGCCACCTGCTCGCCCAGCGACGCATCGCTCCGCAAAGCCGTCTCCACTTCTTCTCTTACTGCCCCGCGCAACCTCTCTTGTAGGGGAGGGGCTTGCCCCTCCCTTCCGGATCCGTTGGCCTGCCGCAAATTCGGCAAAGCCGCTTCCATCGCCCGTCCAATCGCCCCTCCCACACTCTTCTCCAACTCCGCATTCGTAACCCGCTCAAACTCCCGATACCGGCTCATCATCTCTTGTGGCACAGCCATTCCTGGCTGTGCGCCTTTCCCATCCGCGAGCGCACTACTGTCCGGCAAGTTCGCCGCATCTCGCGCCGACACCGTTCCCTCTTCACTGGCCACCGGTCGCTGGCTACTGGGCACTCTCCCCAAAATCCTAACCCCCGCCTCCACCATCTCTCGAAACGCCGCCGGATCCTGCGCATACAACCTCTCCACCAACGCCGTCCGCCCCGCCCGCAACTCCTCCGCCGGCTTCCCCGCCGCCCCAAAAAATACCGCATCGATCTCCGCCAGCTCCCGCGCCCGTTCCGCAGCGCTCCTCGCCTCCGCCGCTCCTCCCGGATAAATCTCCTTCAACGCCCGCGCATCCTCCGGCGTAGCAAACGCCTCCCGATAAGCCGCCGCCTCCCGCTGCGCCCTCTGCACGCCTTCCCACAACTCCCGCGCCTCTTCCCCCACCCACGGATCCTTCATCTCCCGCGCCAACCAACCCGGCGCCTCCTGCGCCAACTCCTGTGGCACAGCCATTCCTGGCTGTACGCTTTTCCCCTCGCGTGTAGTAATCCCATCCCTGTAGCTCACCCCTTCAGGGGTGAGGCCTTCCATAACTTTGCCTCGATCATTTCCGTGAGCGTTGCCGCCGCCCTTACTCCCTCTGTCATCCCGAGCCGAGGCCTCCGCTGTCGCATCGGACTCAACTCCCTGCCCCTCCGGCTCCATCCCCAATATCTGCTCATCCGTCAGCGCAAAAATCTCCGGCGTCGCATTTCCAACGGCATCCTCAATCATCAACGGTTCATTCCCACTCATGTTCACACTCCACCCAAAAAGAGCGCAGCATCGCCGCGCCCTCACCTAGACCCTTTCACCAGTCATAGTCACCACTCACCACTCACTTCCCCGTCCCCAACGCCCTTAAATGCGCTTCCGCATGCGCCCGCACATTCGCAAACCCCGCCGGATTCGTCATTCGCGCGCTCTGCCCGGCCTCCGAATTCGCCCACCGCTTGCACTCTTCAAACTCCACCGCATGGTTATCCAGCAGCAAATCCACCGCCACCGAAGGCAGCACCACCGTATGCGAGGCTCCTCCGGCTTCCTGGTCGCTGATCGCCGTTTTCTGATCGCCCCCGCCAGGCACCTGCACCACGATCGGGCCGGCTCCCAACAACACCTGTATCTCCCGCAACTGCTTATTCCTCGAATCCTCTCCCGGCACCACCAGCTCCGTAAGCCCCAGCACATTCTTGATGTACCCGATATTCGCCGGATCGGCCATCGCCTCCTGGATCAACGGATCCTTCAACCCGAACAACTGCTGCAACACGCCGCGCTGCTGCGACTTCAACCGCGGGAACGTCTCATCCGCCTCCGGATGCACAGCAATGTTCCCCTTCAAATCCGCCACGCGAATCATCCGCGCGTCCAGCATCCCGTCCGGACCCAGCAGCGGCACATCCACATCCTCCGGCCGGTTCTTCCGAAACGATTCCACGCCCAGCAGCATCACCTCGCCATAGAACTGCTTCAGCCGCCGCCAGACCAATCCCAGACGCCCCAGCGCCTGGTCTCGAGCCAGCGCATACCCGCTTGCCGTCTTCACGTCCTCCATGTTTCCGCCAAACACCGCCGGAAACAGTCCCGTCAAAAATTGCGCCACCGGCCCGATCAAATCCTGTTGATGACGAATCATGTCCGGAGGCACCTGCGCCGGCGCCGGCTGAAAAAACCCCGCCGCCAACGGCTGTCCCGGCCGCGCGCGCCGGAAAATGCGCTGCCGGCTCCGCCACCTGGTTCGCCAGTGCGTCAAAATCCAATACCTGCGGGTCTGCATAAATCGGCGGAATCCCGTACTCGTACGTCTCCGCCTGCATGTTGCTCAGCACGTTGTACCGCTCCTGCACCTGCACCAGCGAATCGCCCACGCTCGGACGGTTCTGCCCGTCTCCCGGCAGCGCGTGCAGCACCCGCCAGTGATCGTCCATGCTTTCATTCCGCGCTTCGCAATAGGCATCGCCCGCGAACGCCACGTAGCATCCATCCGGAAACAGCGCTAGCAACTCACGCCGCACGTCCTCATCTTCCACCGAATAAAACGCCCACGGCCGCAGCCACGTCCGGTCAAACGTAATCAGATTCATCAGCGCATCCCCCGGATGAATCGACGGCAGCCCCTGCTCCACGCTGATCCGCGAAACCCGCGCGTACACATCCCCCGCGCCTTGCGAAGGCGTCGTCTCAATCTTGTTCGCCGCCTGCGGATACGCCGCCTTCAACTTCGCGCGGTGCACTTCCGTCTGCCACTGCAGGTACGGAAACTCATGCATCTCGTTCGCCCACACCGGCGTATTCAACTCCAGCCCGCCCGCAATCGAAATCACTTCCTGCCCATTCGCCACCCGCCGCGTCTCCACCACCCGCGGCACCGTCACGCGTTCCGCCCTCTTCAGCTCCTTCTCCCCCAACTCCGCTCCACACCCCGGACACGTGTAACTCAGCCCCGCGCCGCTCGTCGCCTCCTCCCTGTACCTCACCCCTTCAGGGGTGAGGGTTTCCATAACGCCACCGCGATCGCTCGCTTCAGCACGGTTGCCTTCCTCGTCTCCCGCCTCCTGCTCGCTGTTATCTGCTATCTGATCGCCATCAACCGCGGTCTCCTTGCCGCACCCAGGACAAACCCAAACATCCTCCCCCAGCGGTATCTCCACCCCCGCCACAATCTCCTGCTCCCGAAACCCAAACCTCTGCCCATCCGCAACGTACCGCACATACGCGCCCAGCTTCCCATCCGTCCACAAAAAATATCCAATCGACGTCAGCAGATGCTCCACATGATTGTTCCGCTCCACCAGTTCCGCCACGTCGCTCGCCGCCTTCGCCGCTGCAATATCCACCAGCGATTGTGCCGACTGCGGATAAAACCTCACGCTCGGCACATCCTGCGAAAGCACCGCCACAAACGAAAGCCCAAATCCCTGGTAAAAATTCGTCACGAACTGGTAGCGCGGCATCTCCTCCAGCGCCCGATCGTCGTTGAACTTCTGCTCAAACGGCAGATGCCAGTTCATGTCGTTCGGGTTCCACCACGCATACTGCAACCCCTGCCAGAACAGCCGCGCCTGCCTGACCCGCCGAATCTCATGCCGACGCGCCGTCACGCCCTCCTGCCGGTACTGCCGCACCAACTCCCGCAGCGCATTCACCAACTCCGGCCGCTCCTCCTCCAGCAACTCAAAATTCGCCCCCATCCCCGCGCCACACTTCGCCACGTCTCCCGCCGAATTCCCATCCGCCGGCGCCGTCATGCCTGCCATTTCTCGAGTCTCAATCATCATGTATTTACCTGTGTGTTGTTATCAGTATGGTATTTATGTTAGAGTTCGCTCGCTCGATCGTGTTTCGGGGAGTGCTCCCAGTGGGGGTACTGGACGCGGCCGAGAACCGTGGAAGGCTGCTCGCAGCCCTAGGAGTTCAAGTCTCCCACTCCCCGCACGTACCTTCCGCGGATTATCAATTGACACTGATTCTCATTGCGTTAAACTTAAGTTGGTTCTCGGCGCGTCCAGTACGCGTTAGGGCGGCTCTTCTGAGTCGCCCTTTTTTCGTCTATACACTTCCCTTCACCGCTTCACTCTCATTCTTCCTCTGAATCTGCTGCCACGATCTCCGCCGCATCCTCGGCAACTCCACCGGCTTCACCGCCTCCGCAAACTCCACCGGAGGAAACCCAGCCGTCCCCAGCAACGAATTCATCAGCGCCCGATTCTCCATCCGCAGCCGCGCCACTTCCCCCTCCAGCATCCCCACATACCGCGTTTTAAACGCCCTCTTCAACAGCTCAATCATAGTTCGGCACCATCCGCAGGCATCCGCCTTCGCCTATCCCTCGTGATTTGTGGAGTGAATGCTCAGACCAGTGCCATACGGGCCGTTCGACCACTGCGTAGTTCGGTTTGTCTAATTCAAGCTGGACGGA